GATTCTAACTCATGAGTCTATGCACTATATGCTAGACCATATTATTGATAATCGTAAAAACTTATCTGAAGGTCAAAAGAATGCATTAAAACGTTTAGAGCAATTACATAAACAAGTTAAATCTAAACTAGGTAAAGATTTTGATATACCTAATCTAAAAGAATTTGTAGCAGAAGCATTTACTAATAGTGATTTTCAAAGAGCTCTAGCTAGTCTTCGTCCAGCGCCAGGTAGCAAACTATACAGAACTGCATCTGATATTGTATGGAATATTTCTAAAGCTATTGTTAGTGCATTAGGTCTTCGTTTTAATACAGTTAAACCTGTAGTGCTTGAAGAAACAATTGACTTAGTATCTAGTATTATTACAGACAAAGCTTATACATTACCTACAGACACAATGATGGGTAAGGCACCTTCTTTTGCACCTAAACAAGCGGGTGAACCTAAACCTTTATTTGATCCTACAGAGTATAAGAAAAAACAATCCGTAAAAGAATATCATAAACCTAGTACTACTGAAATAGTTAAACGAACTATAGTTGGTGAAAAAGCTAGAGATTCTTTAATTACTAAGTTTCAGAATAGTCGATATGCTATTAAAAAGTGGCAGAAAAATTTACAAAAAGCTGGGCTTATTAAAGTATTAGGTGATGGGTTTAATAACATTAATGACTATATTACTCTAGCATTTGGTGAAGCTAACTTTAGACAAAAAGAGTATTTAGAAAAACCTATGCAAGACTTGCAAAGAGCCTTACAGGAACTTGCAAATAAATCCAATAAATCTATCGGAGATACACTAGGTGATTTAAAGGCGTATTCTGTGGCGTTACATGAACCAGAACGTAGACACATTAAGTTTTTAAAAACTGTTCCTTTAACTCCTAAAGCAGCTGATGAACGAGACGCTATATTTAAAGTTGTGTCTTCAACCGCAAAACTTTCTACTTCTGAATTACAAGAGCTTCGAGCATATTTAGAAAAATTAGTTGCAAATAATCTAGATGCTGCTGGTATAGGTAAATATGTTGATAAAACAGGCTCAATTAATAGTGAAGTGCTTAATGAAAATAGCTCTAACTATAACGTAACTGCCGATTTAAACTCTGATGAAATAGCTGCTTTACAAAAAGACTATCAAAATGATCCTAACAAAGCAGAGATAGATCAATTACTAGCATTATTAAAACCTATTCAAGCAGCTACTATTGAGCTTAATAAGATGGGTAACTATTGGTCACAAGCCACAGATAATATTACAGGTTTTTATGGTTGGAAAAATTATGTGCCATTAAAATATGAAAAAGGTAAGATGCCAAGTAATTTAGAAGATTTAGAATTAAGAGATAAACGTCTAAGTAATGAGTTAAGAGAATCTATAGGAAGCTTTGAAGGTAGTGTTGCAGAGGCTAAAAATCCTATTATTCAGACCATGGTAGAGGCATCGTTATCAGCGGCTCGTGCGGGTCGTGTAGGACTAACTCAAGCTATTAAAAATGCAATAGACCAAAAACTTATAGATGGGAAAGCTGATCCTAAATTAAAATTTACTGCACAAGAAATATATGAAGGTATACCTCAAGAAGGTCAACAAGCTATGAACCGTCGTAGCTCTATCCTTCACTATGATAAAGATGGGTCTATGCAAATTCTTCAGATTAATGACCCACAAATACTAGAATCTATTCGACGCACTTATCAAGAAGGACACCCAGTATTAGATATAGCTAATAAACTTACAAGTCTTATCGGACAGTCTCATACTCGATATAACCCTGCATTTCCTGTATTAAACTTTGTTCGTGATACTTTAACTAATGCATTTGTAATAGCCGTAGATATGGGCCCTATGGAATCATTTAGATATATCGGTGCTGTTAGTGCGAGTGTAGCAAATGGTGGTCTATTTAAAGCTAACAAAGTAGCTAGGTTGTATGCTAATAATGATATAGCAAAGCTTCGAGAATTAGCTAAAAAAGATCCTTACATAAAAGACATGCTAGAGTTTATTGAGCAGGGTGGTATTGTTTCTATTGTTGAAGGTTTATCAGTTCAAGGACAATTAAGTAGACTTTATAAAGATTTAAATAGAAGTAAAGTATTAAAAGTTAAAGATCAAATTGATCCATTTTTTGATGCGTGGGTATATACATTTGAGTTAGCAGCTAGAGCCTCGGCTTACAGTATTACTAAAAATGACGCGATTGCAAAAGGAGCTACGCCTGAAGCAGCTAAACAAATAGGTACTGTGTATGCTAAACAACTAGCTAACTTTGAAGAAGTCGGTGAATGGGGTAAAGGTTTAGGTGCTATGTTTGTGTTCTTCCGTCCGTCTGCTACAGGTGCCGTCCGTGCATTTGAATCTATCGGCCCTATGTTAAGAACTTGGGAATCAGTACAGAAATCATTACCTGAAACTATTACTAAAAATCCTCAAGCATTAGCTGAATATGAAAAAAATTGGAGAAAACAAAGTAGAGCTGCTACTGGTGTAGTTATGTCTTTACTAGGTGCAGGAGCCACTCTTTATTTAATGGCCGCTGGATTAGCAGATGATGATGACGAAGGTCGAAACAAAATTATTAATGATGACTTATCTCGTTGGACTCGTTTTATGAGATTTGATATTGGTCAAGGACCTAATGGGGAAGAAAGAGTAATTCAAATACCTTGGGGTTTTGGTTTAGGCGGTTTTGCTGCAGCGGGAGCTCAGATAGCGGGAGCTATGTCTTCTAAATCTAACAGCTTAGCTAGCATATTTGGTAATATGGTTAATATTGGTATTGATTCATTTATTCCTATTCCTGTATCTAGAATTAACCCAACAGATAATTTCCCAGCATTTGCTATTGATTCTATTACGCCCTCAGCTGTGCGTCCATTTTTAGAATATACCATGAATATGAATGCGTTTGGCCAAGAAATATATAACAACAGACAATCCAGATTTGGTGATGCATATACAGGCGGTGATAATATTCCTGATATGTATAAAGATGCTGCTCGCTTGTTAGTTAATATAACTAATGGTGGTATTGATTGGAGTCCTAATACCATGTATTTCTTTGCTAATAACTATGCAGATGGTCTTACACGCATAGCTCAAAATAGTTATGGTATTGGTTTAACAGTAACAGGACAGAAAGACTTTGATCCTAAACGAGACCTTATTATTCTAGAAAGTTTCTTAAGCACTAAATCAAATGTTGACTCTAGAAATTATGCAAAAATAGAAAATGAAGTTTTAGAAAAACAAAAAATTATAAACTCGTTTAAACAATCTAACCCAGAAAAATATATTGATTATATTATGAACCACCCGTTTGATGAGGCTATGATAGAGTCATTTAATAAATTAGTAGGGGGAGACCTTAAAAAATTAGCACAAGACGCAAACACTATTAGACGTATGCCAGGTCTTACTCCTAAAGATAGAGCCCAAATGCTTGAAGTAAATAAACTTATGCAAAATCTATATAAATCCAATATTGTAAGTTCTGTAGAAATGTTTAAAGACTTAGAAGATTAAGCAATTCGCCAAGCTCTAACACCTAAGTGATTCTTTTTTGAAGTAATATAAACCTTAACTTTAATTTTAGACCTTTTAGCACCGCGCTCTATAGCGTATACCATTTCAGCAGTGTTTAGCGTAGGAATAAAAAAGCTTTCCCCAATGCTCATATAGTCAAAGGGAAATATCCATTCAGGTTCATTCATTTGATTCAAGTTCTGTATCCTTTACACCCAAAATTTTATCTACAAATTCTTTTCGTTTAAATCCGTAACACCATACATTATAATCATCACTACCTGCATATTTCCAACCTGATGTCATACGAATACGTTTTTCAAATAATTCAATACCTGTCTCTTTAATTCCATTTTTAAACTCTATTAAGTTGGCTTTTTTTTCTGTAACTAAATAAGTATTAAATATAGTTCTGGATATATAAACAACACCACTATCTTCAATTCTAATAACAAGAGGGGCTCTTGGTTCTTCATACATTTTATTATTTTTAATAACTAGTGTACCTGCATGATGCTGAATAAGAAATTCAGATAATAAGTTTTCATAGTCCATCGTATTAACTTGAACAATATTCTTTTTAATGTGTTTAATTTCTTTAACTATTTTTTGGTAAATTGCTTCTACATCAAAATTATCTAAAATGCCATACTTATTACATATATCCCCTGCACCCATAGAAAAACTAATTAGATTATGATAAAACCTATCAGCATCGTTAAAGCCAATATCTTCAATAAATCTGTTTAACCATTTTTGAAATACAGGGCCATACTCTTGGTCATCGTGGTCGTAGTCTCTAATAATATCTCCATTAGCTTCCATATCATATAAAGCTTTAATAAACATAGATCCTGCATGTCCATAATTATGCTTCATAGTTTCAAAAATTTGTTTGCCTAATGTAAAGTCAGCTTTAAGCGCTTCAGGCTGAGTAATTGAAAACTCTATAACTCTAGCAACTTCACCATTAGGGTCAGCTTTAGCTGCGGATAATTTGTCATAAATAGAACTATTAGAGGTCATAAGTGCAATCATATTAGCTGAGGCTTCATAGGCACGTTCAGCATTAAAAGAACCTTCTGATCTAATCTTAGCTTTACCTGATGATAACGCGTGAACAGTATTAGATATATCATCTGCGGTCATATTAGTAATTTCATCTAATCCTAAAGGTAGATTGTGTAGTGCATTGAGTCTAGATTTTAGTCCATTGAATGTTGTATTTTGTTTACCCGTATGAATATATAATGCTTCAGGGTCTCCCCACACACTTAATCCAGAGAACAATGCGCCTGTTTTAGCCGCACCAGATTTACCTGTTAAACATATTGTGCCGCCTGGGGTAGAAGAGTAAGCCATAAGTGGAGAAGCAAATCCAGCTAGCATAAAGAAAGCATGTAACTCTAAACCAGGAAGGTTAAGTTTATTAGCTGCTCTTCTCCAATTTTCAAACGTACCTTTTTCATGAAGTAAAGGTCCAACAACTCGCGTAGGTATTGATATCGGGACGTTTCGTATTTCTCCGTTCCTTATATATTCTTTATCGCCTAACACAAACGAAGTATGATCTTTGTCTGTCCACCCCATTTGAGTGCGCATAACATCGTCCATTCCAGTTCTTTCTAAGTATTGACCCCATTCAGTTATATAGTCCATAAAATGTATCACATTCTTTCTGTTAATAATTACTGATTTACTTGCTAATATATCCATCATTTTGTCGGGTGAGTAGGCGCACTTCATAGGAAATAAAAATTCTCTAGGCGGATTATGTTTATACTCTACCCTCATAAGTAAGCAATCACCATCAACATCATTTCTAAGTTTTTTTAATGCTAATATATATGGTTCACTTATAATCATTGGGTTAGATGGGATTAATTGTTTAGTAACTTTATCATATTCAGGAGGTAATTCTCTATAAATAGAACCGCTAGGCCCGGCAAAAAAAGGTAATAATCCTGGCGGTAATTTAAATGTACTAGTCACAGCCAATGAAGTTACTGTTTGTTCTACTGACCCAAATACAACTTCTGTTTCTTCGACTGGAGTAATAGAAACTTCTCGTAGTTTACGAGCAAAGATAAGAGGATTTGTTATTAAGCCTTTTTTAGGACAGCCTTGACACCCTTCTGGATTAGCATTTTCAAACGAAGTACATGGATGAACGCCTCCAAACGTAGCCGCTTTTAAGATAGTAGCTTCACGATTATACGTAGGCCCTTTTTCTGATATGATATGAATAGCTGTTTCTGAATCTGTGCATCGACTAGCTACCGTTAACCCAGCAGTCCATAAGTCGTAGGATACTTTGTTAGGCTGCTCCATCATAAACTTAATCTGATTACACCCAACACCTTTTAAACTTAAATCTAAAAGCTTCTCAAAACTAGATTCCCAATCACTTGCACCTTGAGCTTCTCGTTCTTCTTGTGATAATCCTTTTTTAGCTGCTTTTAATACGGCTTCAATAGATAAATCTTTAGGGCTTACACTATCTAAAAATTCTTTAAACTCATCAAATACGTATACAGGCAATTCATCACTTAAGACTTTTGTTTCTGCTGGAGGATTAGCTTTCCAGTTTGTACAATTAGGTGTGCGTGTAACTCGTGCTGCATCTGCTGTAACTTGAGCATCAATCTTTAATCCATTATCAGTACAATATTTTTTAAATACATCAGCATAAAGTTTCCATTCATCAATAGGGATGTCTCTATCAAAAGCCCACCATGCCCACATACCCCGACCAGAATCAAGTTTAATAGGAGGTGGTAAACTAGCTTTTTCTATGAACTCGTCAAGTGCAATTTCAGCTTCTTCTTTAGTAGCATATTCTTTAGTCTCACCTACATCTAAATCTACAAAGAATGATCTAGAATATATTGCATCATCTTTAGCTCTTTTATACCCTTTAAATGTACTATGCGTAACATAAATACTAGTACCCTCAGGTTTTAATTCATTAATCTTAGGCTCAATATCATCAATTGATTCAACGTAATAGTGCCTTGTTCTTGCATCTTCATTAGGCTCGATGGTGGCTATACAGTATACGCCTTGTGAGGGAAGCACCTTCTTATAAAACTCTGTTATACCAATCATATACAATGCTTTCTATTTTTAGAGACAACAGTGCCTCATCACACATAACGTGTGTTTTTAAAATTAACTACCGCAAAATTCTATTTTAATATTAAATAAGTATAGAGTCTAAATATTGTTGAGCTACAGAAAGAGTAGTCGCAGGTAAATGCCCTTTGTCAAATCCTTTTTTAACTTCTTCAATAAAAGCATTAACTCTTATCTTATTTTTATTTCTTATGTATTGACCCCTGAACCAACTATGTATTGTAAAGCGTGACACACCTATTTTACGAGCTACATATAGCGTAGGCAGGTTTGCTTTGACACATAGTTTGGCCATCTGAACCCCAAGATTATCAGGATTCAGAGTCTGTAAGTTCGCTAAAAAATCAGTGCTGTAGGGTCTAGCCATTAAGTTTTAACCGACCATTTCTTCATCACTTCACTAGCATTATTTACTGGCTGAGGTGCTGCTTGAGTTGAAGGTCTTAACACAGGTTCATTAACATCTACATCAGAGCTAGCTTGTACTGGTTCTGTTTGCACTGATACCTCTGCGGGAGTTTCATCGTTTTGATATACAGTTAACTTAACAGCTGATTCAGCTGCGGCCGATTTACTTTGTCTTTGTAATACTTCCAAAATACTTGCATCAACTGCAGCTGCTGGAGAAAATAATAACTTAGGTGTTGACGCTTTAGCATCGAATTGCATCTTAGTTACTACTCGCCCTGCGCTAACATTGTTATTAGCTAGTAATTGAACATATGGTCTGAATGGATATTTACCACCTTCTTCTTTACCAAAACATGATGTTGCAGGTAAAACTAATTGCATAACATCACCCGCTGGGTCAGAAGGTAATACTACCGCCATTCTCCATGATAAACGACATGCTGTACCTGCGCCATTAGCGCCTGAATTTTTAGCACTAAACTGACAAGTTTCACATGTTTTAGATTGTGGAGTTTTTACATCGATATCAGGAACGCGGCTATCACTAGACCAGCATGTAGGGCTAATCTTTTCACCTTCCTTATATGATTGTGCATAGAATGTTCTTGAAGCTGTGTGTGACATTTTAACAATAATTACATCCATAAAGTTATTTTCTGCAACACTAACTTCTTTACCACCTACTACCTTACGAAATGCTTTACCACGTATTGAAATACGTTTGTTACCTTGATTAATGGCACCGCCAGCGACGGCTAGTGTATCTTCGTCTAGTCCTGTTTGGATTAATGCCCCACTATTTTGTAATATTACTGATAATTCACTACTCATGTTATTCTCCACTAATTTGACTTGCTTGTTGGTTTGCGTACAGTTATTCCAAATTCACGTAGTGTGCTGATACCAGGGGGTAGGCCCTCGTCTTGACGGGTTGTCATAAACTCTTTGAAATTGGCCTGACTAATACGTTGTTGCAAGAGATCGAGTGCGTTGTTTTCCACAACGAATTGCTTAAAGTTATCCCAGTCGCCACAAGTATAAGTTTCTTTCAAAGACTTAATAATAGTCCCACTCCCTGTACGTATGCTATCAGCATTTATTTCATTGCAGGCTACTAACATAGCCTGTTCCAGCTGTTCTAGGTCTGTTTTTAATTCAGAGTCCTTAATTTCCCACTGGTTCTTCAGTGTATTCCGTTCTGTTCTAATTGTCAAGTACGTTGTAACTAAATCATCTAACTTCATGTCGCTCATTTATTTCTCCTTCGATAACTGAAATTATAAAACTAACTAAAAAGACTACTGTTATAAAAACCACTAAACTAATTACTACATACTCTTCACTCATATTCATTACTCATTATCATCATTTAAAAATTTTAATGTTGGTGCTTCTTTTCTTAATGCATAATACTCTAACTGAACTTTGGCACTATTAATCATTTTACCTGCGACGTTGGCTAATTCACCAGCTTCTTTAGTTTTAATAACACCACTTCTTAAATCATCAAATATTTCTGATAGTTCATTTCTTAATTGATTAACGCTTTTCATTTACTAACTCCTTTGTTTATTAATTTAATTGCACGTATAAGTAATATTTGTGCGCGTTTTACTTCTAGTATTTCCTTTGGGTATATAAGTCTATCCTCCTTTTTCTTACCATAATTTAAAACATAATTAATATATCGATCCGGCATTTGCTCTACAATCTTTTTGCTATTCTCTCTAAATTCAGCTCTGTATCTTTCTTTATGTTTCTCGTAATGTCTTTTTCTTCGGGCATTATTTTCTTCTGGGTTATTAAGACGCCATGATTTTACCCATTCACGTTGTGCTTTTAAAATCTTATCTCTGTTTTTATCTCGATATGCTTTATCTAGTTCTTTGGATCTCGCGGGATTTTTTAGCCTCCATTCTCTACATGCTTGTATTGCTTTTTCCCTATTGGTTTCATAATAAGCTTTAAACTTTTGTTTATATTTTTCTTTATTTTTTTCGTAATAATTTTTAGATAGCATTCTCATATGTTCTTTATTTTCTTTTGCAAACTCAGAAGACTTAGCTATTGAACAGGTTTTACAATACGTTGCTTTTCCATTCATATAAAATTCAGACTTAGCTTTTTCTTCTTTGCACATACCACACACTTTGCTAGTACCTGTTTTATTATTCTCTATCTTTTTCCTTGTAGCTATAACCTGTTGTCGTCTTTTTTCGATAGCTTCTGGTGATACATAATCCTCCGCCGATATACCCATTAAAGACTTTATATATGCATCTGAAAGATTGTCCCGTAACATTTTTTGACGGCCTAAACTTTTTTCTTTCCTCCGTTGATATGTTACCTTTCCCCTCGCTCTTTCTTTTGCTACATACTCAGGATCAGTGGCGCGTCTAATTCTTTCTTGTTCTCTTAGTTTATCTTTATTCTTTTCTCTCCATGCCTTTGAATTTTTTGCATACTTACCTTTATTTTTTTCATACTTTTCTTTGTTCTTTTGTTTTTGTTTTTCTACGTATTCAGGATTTGTTTTATAAAGCTTAGTCCTTAATTTTTTTTCATATACCGTAGCGCAAGCTTTACAACGTGGAGCATATCCATCTACACCCCTTGCAGATTTACGAAACATTTCATAAGGCTTTTTAGTCTTGCACCCTTTACATAGTTTGTCAAGTATCATGCTTCTATCTCCTCTTTATATAAATCAACTAATTTAGTATGCATATCTACTTTACCTTGTAACATCTGGTACATTTTTCTCTCAATATCTGAGCCCTGTAAATGCACTACAGTCATCTTATTAATTTGACCTACTCTATCCATACGGGCTATACATTGTAAATATGTTTCAACAGATAATACAGGAGACCAAAAAACTACCGTATTTGCTGCAGTTAGCGTCACACCGTGAGAAGCTGCTTGTGGCTGAATGATTAATGTTTTAGGGTCTTCACTTGTTTGAAACCTACCTATGATCGCCGCGCGTTCGGTAGCAGATACTGATCCATTAATTATTTCATTAGTGATATTGTTCTTATTAAGATACCTTGACACTACTTCAATCGTATGCCTATAGGGTACAAAGATAATTGTCTTGTGTTCTGTTTCGTCTAGCACCTCTTGTAAAGCCGCTAAGCGTGGGGATATATCAAACTCAACTACTTCTTTCTTGTCTGTATAGACTGCGCCACCTGATATTTGTAAAAGTTTATTTACGTTAGCTGCGGCATTTACTGCGGTTACTTGTGCTCCTGCGGCCTCAATAAGAAAATCGTTTTTAAGTGATTTATAATATTTTTCTACTTGTGATGTGAGTGGTACATCTCTTGTTTGATACATGACATCAGGTAAATCTAAGCAGTCTGCTTTTGCATATCGAATAGAAGGTTGTAACGCTTTAAATATTTCATCTTTAGCATTACGTTTTGGCACCCATTTAAAACGAGTGACTTGATACATAACTTTGTCGCGCCATGCGGCTGATATTTTAGGGACCCTATTAGGACATACAAGCTTTGCTAAACCAAATGCATCTAATGGAGATTGTGCGGCGGGAGTTCCTGTAAGCATCCATAATCTTGTTGAAGGCTTTAATATTTTAGATAGTGTTTTCCATCGTGCTGTAGTAGGTGTTTTATATGCGTTAGCTTCATCAATTACTACTAAATCAAATCCTGCTTTTTCAATTGTGTCGCGCACTACGGCTACGCCATCATAATTAATAATTACAAATTCATACTCACCATTAATAATCTTAATTCGTTTTTCTGCGGTACCGTGTGCCACGGCTGAAGTTCTGTGCATACACGTATTAAAGACATCGCCCTGCCAAGCTGAATACATAATCGTTAACGGACATATAATAAGTACACGCTTAATTTCTTTTTGATTCATTAAGTAATCGGCAGACCATAACACAGAAGAAGTTTTGCCTGTCCCTGCTTCATTAAAACAAAAAGCTTTACGATTAATAGATAAGAATTCTGAAGTTACTTTCTGATGTTTGAATGGCGTATATAATCCTGGCCAGTTGTAATCTCTAACGATAGGGGAGGGTAAATTATTTCTAAATGATACTAGTTGATTAAGGCGGGTCATTTCGTCTAGACCCCAATACACTAGAACATCTGCAAGGTTGCCTTTTCTTTCTAGCACTTCACTTTTTTCAATGTTGTCTGTGATGTAAGAAACAATGTGTTCGGGCACTGTAAGTTTAACTGCTTGGTTATCTAAGATTTCCATTTTATCCTTAACTAAATTAACTAAGCCCATACAGGCTTTACATTACTACTAACTAATTATTTTACTACGACTAAATTATATGTCAACTATTTTTTCTTACGTTCTTTTTTACTTACTTCGGAAACAAGATTACCTTTTGAGTCGCGTTTGAATGAACGGTTTTTAGAAGCACTTTGAATGCGTAAACCATTTTTGTTTGAACCGCCTTTATCAAGAGCTTTAACGTGTGCTACGTCTTTACCTTCTCGAGTATCAGCTTTGCCATTACCATTTAAATCTTTACCATCTTTATCAATAGAACGACGACCACGCTGACGTTCCATACGACGTTCGTGTTCACCTCTAGTTTTTTGCTGTTGGTATTCTTTCTTGTAAGGTCTAGGTTTATTTGCGTAAGGCATGGCAATATTATATCTTAACTCTTATTAAAATCACAGGTTTTTACAGGACAATATTTACACAAAGGTGTAGGGTTTGCCTGCCATGTATTTGATTTATATGAATGCTCTAGTCTTGTAAGGGGGGCTAAAAAATGTCCCCATAGTTTATTAATGTCTTCTCGTTTATATTCTTCAGGGATAAAATGATTATGGGCTAAAAATAATAACCCTGCTTTTACATAATTTACTTGAGAGAAATGAGCAAATATCATTAACGCCATAAGCTTTAATTGCTTTGGGTCTGGGTACTTATTACTTCCTGTTTTGTAGTCCACAATAAATGCAGTGTCGCCGTCAACAATAACCAAGTCAGCAATACCACGAACCCAGCGATTAGGATCTTCAAATTCGCAAGGCGTTTTTTCTTTCGTAAGTGCCATTTCAAGTTCACAATATTTATCTCCTGGGATTGCAATTAAATTGTCTACTAACCCTTTATATCGTTCATAATTTTTAGCGAGTTCGGTATTACTTTTTACGTAGTCTTCTAGTGCTTTGTGGACCTCTTTACCATAAATAGTTGCAACAGTATCTTGAAATGTATAATTCTTTAATACTCTTACTTCTTGATATTTTTTAGCACAGTTTATATATTCTTTAAGAGATGAGTATGACCATGTAAAATCAGACATTAATTGTTCCTTTTAATTTCTTCAAAGTCATAAAACCATTTATCTTTAGCACTCCACTTAGCATGATTTTCTACGCTATAAACTTCGGTAGGAATTTTAAAATCAGGTGTCTTTAGTTCTGCGGGTACAAGCGATACATCATACCATAAGCATCTGTTATTAGGTTGACAAGCAAACTGTCCGTTATCTAATTTAATAAAATTATAAGACTTGTGTTCTTCAACACCTTCACTAAAAGTTGTATCAATTATATTAGAATCAGAAGAAGCAAAGTCAATTGTAAATAAATAATTGCCAAAATGAAATTGCCTATCTTTACCATAAAATTTAACTTTTAATCCTCGGAGATTTGATTTCTCAATTACCGCCATATCATAAGATAAACAATCCCATATTTGTAAGTAATCTAAGGGTAGGGGGTTATCAACCGCTTTCCATACATAGGCAGATATAGGTAGCTTGTCATAGAGAGCGCCGTAGTTTGTAAGCATTGATTCAATACGAAACGCTTGACCTTTAATTGCTTTAGCCGTCATCCACACACAAGGTTCTAATTCACCTTGACCTGACTCATGATTATATAAATACTCCCTGCGTACAAAACATTTGACAGGCGGAATGTTAGCTACTAAAAAAGTCACTTCTTTTTTACCGCATCAATAAACTTACGATATACCCCTGCCGCATCTGCCTTACCCATAACTCTTGCTCTTTGTTCCATAGCAATCGCCGCTTGTATTTTATGTGCATGAGAACGACCACTTGCTTTAATTTTAGCTACACTTGTTTTAGCATCTTGTGCCGTAGCAAACTTTAATCCTGTAATAGTACCTTTAGGATCTTCGTCTGTATATAAATCAGAATGCTTGTTGGACTTAGCGGGTTGCCCTTCTTTTCTTGGTATGCGTTTATTCATTTTTTTTGCACCTCGCCTGTTGATGGGTTAAGTTCATACTCGGGTAAAACTTCTTTCCCTACGGGTTTCATTTGATCCCATTCTTTATCTATAGGTAACTCTTTTTTCTTTCTAAAGATCAAATCAAAGTTCTTTTCAAATTGTTCATTATTAGGTTTTGACTGTAGCCAATCACCCGTTACATCATTTTGTGCAGTTTTTTTCACTAACAGTCTCCATAACTTTGTCCAAATTTAGCTTCACAAGCAATAGGTAAATCAAGCCCCCAACTAGGAGGTGTTGACATAATGCCTGTAATTATTTTCATAGCATTGTCTATATCATCTTTTTTAACAACGCATACAATAGCATCGTGTACTGTTAAGACAGGCTTATAATGTTCGTTAATTTTAATCATTTGTTCACCTACTACAATGCGAGCAAGGGCTTGAACTACGTTTTCTACAACTGAACCCCCCCATAAAGATATGTAACCTTTTCTAGATTTATACATAAACTTATCTTTGCCGTCTATTTTTTCTTTTTTAAGCTCTGGGTAATGAATATATAATTCATTGGGTAGTTTAATACCTTCTTTTGTAACAAGCAAGCAGTTATGGTTTCCTAGATAATAAGATTTCATAGTTTCATCCCAGTTAGCCATATCTGCTAGTGCTCTATCACAATCTGCCCAAAGTTTTATAACTTTATCGTTAATGCGTCTATATACTTTGACTAGGTTTTGACAGTCCTCGTCAGGTAAATCAGCTCCTGGAGGTTGTGTCTTTAAAGTATGTTGTAGCTTACTCCACCCAGTGCCATAGCCTAGGCCTAATGTGCAAGTCTTGCCTACAAAGCGTTCTACCGAATCAGCTTTAGTAATTGTTCTATTATATACAGTAGATGCAAACTCACAGTAAACGTCTCGTTCATCTTTATATAATTGCACGATGTCGTCTTGCCCTGCTAACCACACAAGTATCCGAGCTTCAATTTGAGATGAATCACAGTTAATAACCTGATGACCTTGCGGTGCTTCAACTGCGTTCTTTAAGGCTTTCTTTTTCTTGTCTCGTGAGGGTAAATTTTGAAAGTTAACTTTGTCTGCGCCTGCCCACCGACCAGTGTGTGCGCCATAATACTTTAGCGGTATTGGAAGCAAGCCTTTGTTACGAGAACCAATATCTAAGAATCTTTTAATACGTGACTCTTCTATTGTTGATTTAGTACCTAAACGAACCGCACATAGTTCTTGAATAAACGGGTCTTCATCTTCAGTTAACGCTATAAAGCCTTCGTCGTTCTTAGCTAACGCAAATGTATCTTTGCCTGTGGTTGGGGAGACTTTCATAGGAACGGGAATATTTAATTCGGTAAGTAATTCGGCAAATTGTTTATTAGATGCTAACTTTTTTCTTACACACTCTTCATCTTCACAGTTTAATCTTTGCATCAACGCGCCTAGTACCTCTTTCTTTTCCGCTTCGACCTCCTCTAGTCTATCTGACAAAAGTGCGTCGTCTAATTGAAGTGTAGGTTGCGTATACATTCTAAGCGTAATGTCTATGAGTTTTAGTTCATTTGATGGGAAACCTTGTGCTAATACATTATAAAGTTTATAGGTAAGTTCTACGTCGTTCTTACAATACTCACCATACTGTTTTAAATCTTGTAGTTCAAAGTCCTCTAAGCGTTTACCTTTGGCATCAATTACTTCTGTGCCTTTTCTACCCAGTTGATAATATTCCACAAGAAACGCGAGAGAGCCACCCACATCCACACCATGCTTAGCACGAGCCATGCCTAGAGTATCAAGATAAATAGCTGGGACAATGTTAAAGATAAACGAGAGAATAGCACCATCGAATTGTGTATTATGACAAAGTAAGATGGCTTCGTTCCAATCAATCTCCATAAGTTTAGTTTTAATATGGTTATGCGTGCCTGTAATCCATTCAGTTTCTTGGTCGTCAATCTTAACGCCCACTCCAATAACTTGAAATCTTTCATCGCGTATGTATTCCTCTGTGGTTAGGTTTGATAGACTAAAACCCTGTTCATAAAAGGTTTCAAAGTCAAGTGTGATTAGGTTCATAAGGTTGACAATAATAGCAGTGCAGATACTACTATGGCAAACATTATTTTACTATTTCGGTCTTCATTCTTTTCAAATGTATCAGGTTTATATGGTGTACCCCACGCTTCCCTTGCACTACGTGGTGTAGGCTTAGCAAAAGTGTCAGGCTGAAAAAATCTCCAACCTTTCTTAGCGTTCTTTTTAAATATTTTTATTTGCCAATCTTCAAATACTCGTATTGCTACTCTTGCATGAGGGTCAAAGTTATTTAATTTTGCGTTTTGCACAATTTTTCTCCTTTTATTTTGCGTATTTTTCAAATTCATTACGGCACTCGGTAGAACACCAACGGCGATCATCTTTGACTGGGGCTTCACACCATATACACTTCCCTGTTTGGTTAGAAGGTTTTTTGATTTTATCGTGCGCATTTTTTACTCCCATGTCAATCATGTGTTGCATCAAATCATTAGCTACGTCGGCATCATCACTCATACTGGTGTTTTTACGTCTAACCTAAAATATCCATTCCATCTAGTATTTGCTCCTTTAGGTAATGCCTTAGGTAATTTAATTAAACCTCTTTTATCTAGGCTTCTTACTCTTGTAGCATTGCCTGTTGCATGTAACACAACTTGATTACGCGTTGCAGTTGGATACTTTTCCATATATTGATTTACCATTTCAATAAGTTGTTCATCTGTCTTTACTTTGTTATTCATTTTATACGTCCAAGTTAAAAGATATAATTGTTTTAACGCCGTCAGAAATATTTTCTTTAGATGTATGTTCTAAAAATCCGGGAAATATTAAAACGTTTCCTTCATTTATTTCTACGTCAAATTCGTTTTTATTTACTCTAAAACTAGTTTTTGGGTTATCTTTATTTAAATCTACATAATAAACACACGCAAAACTACATTCGCCGTGAGCATGCCATGTATGATAATCTCCCTTATAATATTGTTGATACCAATAATTACGCATCCTTACATTTTCATAATTAAAGTATTGCCCCATTTGCTTAGCCACATTTTCAATAAGAAATTTAACATGTTCAAAGTACGGCCGTTTAAATTGCGAACCCATATGCCAATCAGTATTTGTTATACGTTGATCGTCATTAATTACACTATACGATCCCATACTTTCAATTGATTTTAGTATCAAAGGTTTTATAATTTTATGGTTATCCGCTGTGATTTTAAATATAGGCATGTCTATATTTGTTTTTATTATTTGCATTTAGAACAAACACTCCCCTACTAGTTTAAATAAGTCTTCTTTGACTTCAATTGGTTTATCTAATTTTACTACATTCTTACCTTGATCTTTGTGCCACTTCGCTTCCTTGACAGACCATCGATATTGGCGTATGACTTCACCATCACTATCTATTACTGCGTGACTAAACGGAATCATCTGTCCACCTCGTTTTAAAGTGCCACCACATTTTTCTTAGCTTGCTTATCTCTTGGTCAATTCGTTTGCGTTTGTCAGAAGTTCTTTTCTTAAACCATCTTCTTAGTAGAAGTTTTCCGCCTACTCTTTTAGCACCGTATACAATCATGGTTGTAATGTTCTTTGCTCAAAACATTCAAGGTGCGACTTCACAAACATATTAGTTCTTACTTCTTCATAGAGTTCACCTTGTATGCACTTAAGATTCATCTTGTATTTAGTCTGTGTTTGATTATACTTCATAACTCCCCAAGTAATGCAACACCCTACGATCAATCCTACTAACACAAACCCTGTGCCATCATATTTGTTATTCATCGCACTCTCCTTAGTTAAAACCTATTGATATACCTACTCTTGGCGATAAGGGCGTTGGATTATGCCAATGTTCTTTTGGGATAAAAATCATATCACCCGGACTAAGTATATATTCGTGTTCCCCATTTTCTTCTATAACCCATTTTGTCTGACCTAACGCTTGAATAAAAAATACATCCGTATCATCTTTATGCCTACCAAACGTTTTACTACATGCTAATAGGCTAATGTATATATGCGCGGTGCATTCAGATTTATCAGGGTGTAAGGCATGAATAGTTCGTCGTAATATATCTACACTTGGTATTCTTTCTCCCCTAAGTGTTACAAATCCTAAATTATCTAAGTGTCTAACTTCAGAACCCTCTATCAAATTAAGTTCTAAATCTTCTAATATAGTTTGCCAACTGGGTAAGATGGACGTGTAATTTTTATATACCTTGTGTTTCATTTTACACCCTCCTTATTAAATAAGTTTTACTTACTCGACATGCCCTATTGCCTTTGATTACATTTATTACATTACACTTAATCACAGGCTTGTTTTGTGATATGAGATACTTTTCTCCTACCACTTGAACTCCGGCTTGTGTAGCAACACTTGTGGCGACGGTCATACACCCTAAATTAAAGACCACTAAAAGCATCAGTAAGGCGTTGCGTAGACTCACGATAGCTTTTGACTCCTGTAATTTTTTCAGCTTTTTCTTCACATTTATATAAAGGTGTTATTACTATATTATGTTTTTTTGTTGGCAAGTCTCTTATCCATGATAGTTCTTTCGGTCTTGTTTGCATAATACTTGACCACACAAGATCTCCTTGACTATTGAATTCTTCGATTGCCCATGCGTATGGGTCTTTCATATGATGTCCTTAGTAAAATACATGGTTGTTTATTATAACACGTGGTTTCATTCCCCACTGATTGTTAAGTGCGATGTTGTGAAAATTTGTTGCGCCTTTAGAATAATCTCTTGCTTTTAAATGTAATATCTCGTATGCAATTTTGTAATATGATGTATTCTTTAACGCCTGTGGCGATGGTGGTTTTAGTTTACCATACCATGAGAATTGATAGGGCCTTTTCATTTCTACGCACACGTTTTCTGGTTTAAAATCAGCACGTCGGTATAACACGTAGCCTACGGCAATTTGCCCTGTGATACCCTCCCCCCTTGCTTCCATAAAAATTGTTTGTGCTAGACACGCCAATGCTTGGTCAATCATACTGACCTCCTATTTAAAGTGATACCAGTTATTTATTTGCGGGAATTAATAAAGTTTTCGAGTTCAACAGAATAGAATCTTATCTTGCCTGCATCTTCTGATGCGTTGCCTTTAAGTCCTATACGAGTGTTGTATTTGAAGATGTTCCCTCTGAGATAGCCAATGTATTCTTCGGGTGTTGATTTTGCCTTGATATAATCTAATGTTTCTATGCCCCCAACTTTGTAGTGGGGTGGGTGATTTACCATGTCGGCAGTAATAGGCGTAGCCCCTGCTCCTTGATTTTCTGTCATACTTCCTCCTTCACAAGAGTTAATAGTTCCTCTATGTTACCTTCATTTATAATGATTGCCAAGCCTTGATTTGCTTTGATTTGGTCGATGTTGTATTTTTGCAACGCAGTGACTTGACCCTTTCCTGCTTTACATTCTATAGCGATGAACCTACCTTTATAGCAGGCGATGATGTCAGGAATACCACTCTTACCATAACCTCCAGTTTGAGGAGAGAAATGATAGCAACCTAGTGAATCCAAGATTTTCTTTACTTTGTTTTTTACCTTTGCTTCGGGTGTCATGTGTGTCCTTAGTTAGTCGTTCACCTCGTAGTGAATTCAAATCTGTATCGTGTAATACAATAATATACATTGAGGGTGATACTTGCCATGCTATGTTCTCTAAGTCTTTCATATCGTCAGGGCATATATAAAGGTCAGGGTCTCGTAATACCGACATGTATGGTTCGTAATCTATTGATGCTGTGTTTCCTGAGTATTTAGCTGTAGCTTTAGCAAAGGGGAGTTTCATTCTAATAAATATGGGTAGCGTCTCATCTGTAAATTTCCTTTTATAGTTTTTATCTACGCAAACTACGTAGCTACCA